TACCAATCGCACCATAAGCGGAGTTCAGTGATATCTTCTTCGCCATCTGAATGTTGTTATACTTGGATATGTCCTTGAGAAGTGCAGGGTTCTTGGTATCCTCGTATTCCTGTTGTGCTTGCAGCATGAGTTTCTTGTACTTCACACGGTCATTATACATGCTCTCCATCAACTCTGGTAGAAAGCCCCGGATATCTTTTCGGAAGAATGCACCGTTTGGTGTCATGCAGTGTTCTGTGTCGTTTCGAACCTTGCCATCCAGTAGTTTATCCACCATACCCTTTTCGAGTTCCGCACCACTGTTGACAAGTGTTTCCGGTGAGATATTGTATTGCATGATCAGATGTGGATACAGTGAGTTGAGGTCGAATGACATCACCCAGTTGTGCATACCCACCTGTGGGTCTTTCACATATGCACCCTCGTATTTGTCTGTCTTTTTGTGTTCTTTCTTGGGTGGAATGACCAGATTCTTCTCACGAAGGTGGTTGTAGATGAGAATATCCCAGTATCGCACCTGTCCCAGTACGTCAGTCAGATTGACCTTGGCCTCATATGCCATCGTGACGACAAGTTCGATGAGTTTCATCTTGTCTTCTAGTTTGTCCACCAGTTCAACGTCTGTGATGTTGTATTCGATGAAGGACTGATAATCCTTGGTATACCACTCGCGGAAAGTGTCGTATGGATTGCCATCCTTGCGTTCACCCAGTTCAACATAGGCGATATAGTCCAGTGTATACCGTTCCTGATTAGTGTATGTGAACTTCCGATACAGGTCATAATAGTCCAGTGCAGACACACCATCGATGGTGTAAATCTGGTGTGTGCGTCCCATCTGATATACCTGTCGGTCAAACACGTTGCGCCATGGCGACAGTCGTTTCACCTCGTCCTCGTCAAACACTCGTTTGATACGATTGCAGAGATAGGGAATATCGAAGAACTCAGTGTTCCAGCCTGTGATGATATCGGGGACGTTTCTCTCCCAGAATGCAAGAAACTCCTTGAGTAGATGCACCTCAGTGTCACACTGAATATACGTTACATCATCGCGACTGTTCTCAAACTCATGCAGACCAAACACCACAATCCGTTTGGACTGATGGTTCTTGACTGTGATTGATAGCAGAGGTTCCAGTGCGTCCTCTGGTTTCGGAAAACCGTTCTCGCACTCCACCTCAATATCGATGGTGACCATGAGCATCTGGTCTAAATCCCAATCGACACGGCCGGGATACTCGTCTGATATCCAACAATATGGATACTGCGTGTTACCAAAGACAACCTCTTGGTTCTCTCTATCCGCAACCCAATCTTTTGCTTCTCGAATTGAGTCGAAATGGTGTGGTAATACCGCCCGTCCATCGAGCGTGGTGTATCCTGTCTTCTCCCTCGTAGTCACAAGGTCGAATAGGGTGGGTTCATACTTGACACGTTTAGTTTGACGTTTACCGTCCTCAACGTAACGCACAAGTAGTGAGTTGCCGTACTGAAGTACATTTGTGTAAAAAGACATAGGTTGACTATATATCATTCACACCAATATGTCAAGGTACTTGACACACAATAATAAAGGTGATATAAATAGTGACATGAATACATTTCTAGAACTCCTCTCTGAAGATAAAGGTGGCAAGAACTTACACCTTGAACACCTTGAAGACGAAATACTCAACTATGGCGTAGATGGTGGACGTGCAGCGATTAACTTTCTGCGATCCCTCCGCGATATGTTGGCTGGAAATTCCCGTTCTTCCGTAAACATGACAGTCAAATGGGATGGCGCACCCGCAATATTCGCAGGGACTGACCCAGCAGACGGGAAGTTCTTTGTTGCAAAGAAATCTGTATTCAACGTCAATCCTAAACTGTACAAAAGTAATGAAGAAATAGATGAAGATTTATCAGGGGCATTGAACAGTAAATTCAAGGTTGCCCTCTCAGAACTCTCTAAAATCGGTATAAAGGGTGTTCTACAGGGTGATTTGATGTTTACCGACGACATTGAAACTGATACCATTGATGGGGTTTCCTACTACACATTCCAACCCAACACCATCGTGTATGCAGTTCCCACTGACAGTGATTTGGGTAAGGCCATGAATCGTGCAAAGATTGGTGTTGTGTTCCATACCACATATGAGGGTGACAGTCTACAAGATATGAAAGCATCTTTCGGTGCAGATATCAAGGGACTTAAAAAAATCTCATCAGTGTGGATGGATGATGCAACATACAAAGACACATCAGGTCGTAGCACTTTCACTGCAAAAGAAACAGAGAAGGTAACCAAATACCTCAGTGATACAGGTCGTACATTCCAACGCATCAATGCAAATGGTCTAAAGGCGTTTCTACGTCTACAGGACAGCATGACAGGCAATCTGGCTGGTGCATCACTCAAAACATATAACAACAGCATGGTCCGTAAAGGTCAAAAGATCACTAACCCAGTAGCACATGCAAAGGGGTATGAAAATTGGGTGAAAATGCATTTTGACAAACAAATTGAGAAAGCAAAGAGTGACAAAGGTAAGAAGAAGTATCAGGACATGCAAAAAGAGTATGTTCGTGAGGTCAAGAAACACACCAAGAACCTAGGCAATATCATTCAGTTCCAGAACCATCTCGTGGATGCAAAACAGGTCATCGTAGAAAAGTTGAACTCAGTTCGTCAGATGACTGACACATTCATTCGCACTGCCAATGGTTACAAGGTAACGAACCCAGAAGGTTATGTTGCAATTGATCGTGTAAAAGGAAATGCGGTCAAACTTGTTGACCGCATGGAGTTCTCCTTTAACAACTTCACTGCCGTCAAGGCTTGGGATCGTTAACCATACTTGAATTCCTTCCCTGCTGCCTCTTCTAGTCGAGCCATGACATCTTCAGTGAAGTATGTCTCAGGGTCATTCAAAATGGTCTTACCAAACTGTTTAGAACCATCAGGCAATTCAATACGAGTCGATACCTTCTTGAAGATTTCATATTTCTCTGCGAGTTCCAGTAGACCATAGTACTTGTCCAACCCAGTAGAATAGGACAGTCTTACATCCACCATCTTGTTCTCAATGGTCAGACGAGACTTGTGGTTCTTGCAGTGAATGATATTTCCCACAACCTCAGTGCCATCCTTGTCTTTCTTCTTAGACAGATAGACAATAGATGATGCTGCATACTTAAGACCAGAACCACCACCCATCTCTTTAGTTGGGAACATGGAACCCACAACATCATAGGTATGGTTGGTAACCACCATAGGCACCTTTGCCTTACCCAGTTTCAGTGTCAGGACACGGAACGCAGCCTTGAGGACTTGTGCCCGTGTCATGTCACGAGTCTCCTTACCATCGGCAGTATCCTCTACCTCTTTAGTGGTGGACAGCATACCCAGTGAGTCGAGACAGAGCATCATCTGTGGACGGTCACCCTCTGGTTTCGATAGATGGTCATCCAGAACACGAATTGCCTGTGTGCGAAACTCTTGCACTGTGGTGACAGGCATAATAACCATACGCTTGGGGTCAATACCACGGTCAATCACCATCTGCTTTGTGATTGCACTCTCACTCTCAAAATACAACACACCAGCATCAGGGTTCGCATCAAGAAAGTTCTTGACCATACCCATGAGAAAGAATGTCTTACCTGTTGCACTCTCACCCGCAATAGCAGTGATCTTGTTAGATGGTAGTCCACCATACATACTCCCCGATAGAAGTGCATTGAAGATGTATGAACCAGTGTCAATAAAGTTCTCTACATCACCAGCCTCTACTCCGTCATCTACGAGTGCAGCATATTCGTTTCCTGCTGCCTTAATTGCATCCTGTAAAAAATTACTCATCCGTGCCTCCTTTATAAATTAAATTTCCCTCTGCCATTCTGTCTTCAATAATTTCAACAAGAATGTCACCAATCATCGTGAAAAACTCCTCATTGAAATTATCGCGAGGAATATTGTTATTGTCTTCAATGTGATACTCAAACGATAGATTAGCTTGACCGTTACCATCTGGTTCTGGTAGATTTATAGTTCCATAGGAGTATACTACCCCAGAGAACTTGTGATCACCACGCAGAAGAATAGACGCTGTTGCGTCACTATCGCGTGATACATATTCCCATTCATAATTCATACTTGCCATCCTTCTCCAAAGTCTGTCTTGTCGAACACGGGTTCATTAAATGTGTCCTCTTTCTGATTACTGTCCACCAGACCGTCCTGCTCACTCTCTTCTAAGTCATGCAACCGCATCTTTGCACGGTCAATGCCGATAACAAATCTCTTGTTCATGGTTGGGTCATTGTATCGGTTCTTCAACTGTTTAACTGCGATCTGATTTCGTTCTTCAAGTTCCTCAGAAGAAATAAGCGCAAACATGAGGTCAGCCGTAGCTGGAAGACCGAAAGACTCACTTGTGTCTTCCAGACCCACATCAGTGTTGGAGTACCCAGAACGAGTCGTCTGTGTCGCCGACATAATCGGGACGTTTGTCTCAACTGCGAGTCCCCTAAGTTCCTCTGCAATCGATTTAATATACATGTACGAGTTGACATTTGCTGCCCCTTTGAATCTACTGGATGCACAGATATTCAGATAGTCAATGAAGATGATATCTGGTCTAAATGACTTCTTGACTGCGAGTTCCTTGATAAGACCACGAAAGTGTCCAGAGTGTGCAGACGCAGTTGGATATTCCTTGATGACAATCTGCCCTGTGGTGTTCTTGATGATCTTGTTGATCTTGTCGTCATACATCTGCTTTGGTAGACTATGTAGGTCTTCCATAGAGATGTTCATCAGGTTTGCATCTATGCGTTCTGCGATACGTTCCTCTGCCATCTCCATAGTGATGTACAATACGTTCTTACCTTGGTTCATACAGTTTGCAGCCATGTGACACATGAACAGAGACTTACCCACACCAGTTCCAGCGAGGGCAATGTTCAGTGTCTTAGGTGGTAATCCACCCTTGGTTATACGATTGAAGAAGTCCAGATCAAATGGTATCTTCTCCTCTACCGTATGGTAAAATTCAAATCGGGACTCTGCGTCCAGTAAGTAATCGTGACCAACAGAATTATCAAAACCCACAGCCAGGGCATCAGTGAGAATGCTCGGGATAGCATCGACATTTCGATTCTTATCTTTTCCATCAATGATTTGTATGCCTTCGACAATTGCATTATATACCGCCTTATCTTTACAAAATTTCTCTGTAGTCTCTACTAACCACTCCAAATTTGCGTCATCGTCTTTCTCAAGACTTTTAATTATATCAATCACCGCCTTCACATCTTGTTCATTCAAGTCACGGCGACTGTCGATTTCAATTTCAATAGAAGTCTTATTTGGTAGAGTGTTGTATTTCTCTACAAACTTCTGTATCTCTTCAAATACAATACGTTCACTGCGATCAGAAAAGTAATCCACCTTTATGTGTGGAAGAACTTTCCTCGCATAATCTTCATTTGCGATCAGCTCGGATAGAGCGGTCCTCTCAATTGTCTTCATTTAATCTGCCTCGACACTCAAAGAGAAAATCCTGTTGCATGTTACGAGAAATCTCCCAGATATTCTCCCACACAGTATCCTCACTCTCCTCTGTCAAATTACCTTCCTCATCCTCTTCAAGATCATGATGGCGTTTAACCTCTTCCAGAATTTCATCATAGTCCCACTCATTTGAGTCGTCCAATTCATCTCCAACGTAGAAGTTGGCACCAATAAAGTTGGGCATCTCATCCTCATAAGTTACCTCAGTAACAACATCAGGACAGATTGCAGAAATTGCAGTCAGCAGTTTCTCAACACCAGTGATAGGAGAAGTCCATGCAGAAACAGTTCGAATCGTACAGGTATTTTCACCAACATCAAAGTCTTCGATGTAACACCACTTAGGTCCGAAATCCCGTCTTTTAGCTAATTTTTCTGCCTGTTCATAGGTTACATTTGTCCCATCAACAAACATATCACTGAACCACTTGTAGTCCTCAGTTTCACGCACTCTAGAATACAGTTCCTTAATAAGATTGACTGCATTTGAATTTAGATTTTCCATGTCGATGCATGTGTTTACATTATTTGCCATTTTCTTCCTCTTCCAATAAACATTGTGAGACAGGTATCCCACACTTCTCAAGAAATTGAAGTCCTTCCTTGGATTTGTATGAGTAAGAGTACACAACCTCAATTACACCAGCAGAGTATAACATCTTCGCACAAGAAAGGCAAGGTGCATGTGTAATAAATGCTACTGAACCTTCACCCGACTCGTTTGATCTCGCAAGTTTTGCGACAGCGTTTGCCTCTGCGTGAATTACCTCTGGTTTTGTAATCAGTTCAATATGGTCGGCCGTTCCGTTACCTGTCATGAACTGTGTTTCACATTCATTAGTCCACCCACTCGGCATACCATTGTATCCGATACTTATGATACGGTGGTCCTTAACTAGAACACACCCCACCTTAAGTTTCTCTGCTGTGCTGCAATCTGCATACGCATATGCAGCTCGCATATGAGCATACCTGTGTTTAGGTTTCATAGAGTTCATACTCATAGTTGTCAGTTTCTTGGTTCTCGCTTAAAGTGAATGCACCATTGCGAAGATGGAACTTACGAGCCATCTCAGTCTTGGGCGATAACGTGACCAAACGGTGAAATTTATTGTCCCACGCATAATCCCGCAGTTCATTTATGATGTCTCGTCCGGCACCCTTGGTATAACTCCACACAGTGTACGCGATACAGTTATTGCCTGGCGGGTGTGCGTATAGCGCGAGTTCTCTTACAGTTGTGGGTATATCTGATGTGTATGCAACGCAGACAATGGCGTCAGGTTTATCCTCACCGATGTAGAATATCTCCCCCACTGACTTACGAAACGCATACGACAATGAAGGACGAACAGGGTCATCCTTCATATACGAAGCATCATTTAGAACCTTTATCAATGCAGTCTCCCAGACTGTCTCAGTAGGTATGCCAACACGTTAGACCAGTATTGGATACCCCATTCTGATTTAGTTCGTGTACAGTTGTCTAGCGCCGTCGCCGCATTTGCTATAAGACGTTCCCAGTTCATTCTCTTGCAACCTCTCAACCATATCACCAAACATGGTGAACATATCTTTCATTTTCGCAGATGTATCTGCTCGTGGGATGCAGATTGCCTCTACCATCTCACTTTGCTCCATGACAACCTTTGCGTTTTCCAGACAACTATTCATACTCGGCATATCCACCGCGTATTCTGCGCCACTCATAAAAGTAACAACCATCAGTGCTTTAATCATACTTCACTCCATCCTGTCATTTCACACTTGTACTTATCAGTTCCAATCAAAACCATGTCGCCCGTCATCGTGCTCCGACATGTGGCACCACCAAACATCTTGGTGACACCTTCGTTGTTCCACCACCCATCATCAATGCTGTTGGTCTTCATGAACGCAGTCTCCAACTTCTCTGCCGTAGTTGCGTCCTTCTTGACCTCTACAAACGCAACCGTATTCGGCGCGTCCTCATAGGCCGCGTGTATCACTGCGACCTTTTCGTATAAGAGGTTCTTCATCAATGCGTCAGTTTTGTTCATCAGACAATCTCCGCCGGCTTGTTCCACTCACCAATCTTGATTTCGTTGTACCAAGCAGTGTGGAAGTAATCAATCATGCTATCGCTCTTATCGAACCACTTGTCACCCTTCATGGCAGCAAGCAACTTAGTCAGGAAGTTCCGAGCAGCACCAGTGAAGTGCTCGTCAATCCAATAGACGTTCACATCGTTGTTGGCAATCTCTTTAGGAGTGAAGAGTCCAGCAGGAATCTTCCGAAGAGTCACAACCAGAGTGCTGTGATGGTCAACCTTGATGGTTCCCTTCACACCGTACTCGGCAAGAACCGCCTTGATAGCAGGGGCAAGTTCTTTTTTCGTCTCTTTACTCACATAAGCCATTTGTCTTTCCTTCTCTGATTATGTCTAACTATACCACACTCAAACGAATCTGT